CAGAGTCGTGTCGATTTGAGCTTCCTCAAGAGCCTGCCACCTGGTGTTCGTTTTGAGAACCATGGGCATGTCGATTTCGACTCCCTCGAGAGTCTCCCACCTGGTGTCCGGTTCCAGAACCAGGGGTGGGTCAGTTTGGACTCTCTCAAGAGTCTCCCACCTGGTGTCCAGTTCAAGAACAATGGTGATGTCGGTTTGAGCTCCCTCGAGAGCCTGCCACCTGGTTTCCGGTTTGAGAACCAGTGGGATGTCGATTTGAACTCCCTAATGGGAGGTTGGTTTTACGAGTGGAATGGTAATATAAAAGGGATAGAGAGCAAGAGGTTGCTAAACCTGATGATAAGTAAAGGTGTATTCGTGTGACACAAAAAAGATTTGTAGTTATTGTTATATAGATAAATAAAGATAAGATGATATTAAACGCAAGGCAAAATGGCTTTATTTTTAACTTTCCAAAGGAGTTTTTGTATTCAGAAGTGATAGAGAAATATAAGCCTTATATCACCAGGATGCCTATTCCATATGATACGGTAAACGATTTTATTAATGCTACAATCCAATCCATAAACTTTCCTACACTAAGAACAGTAGATAATGTTGAGCAGATTAGGCCAGGGGGTTTTAGACAGCACTATAAAAGCTCGACAACTCTACAAAATTTAATACAAAGAGATTTTACTGTGACGTTCAAGCTCGGGGAAGGATTTATTAATTATTGGGTTCTTTACGAGAATATAGTGAAATTTCTAGACTTTCAAAATGATGATCAATATCTTCCAGACTTTAGACTTATGCTTCTAGACAACGAGGGTATTATTATGGCTAGTGTAATTCTACAACAACCTATAATTACATCGCTCTCTGAGATACAATTAAACTATTCTTCAACCACACCTCAGTTCAGTACCTTTAGCGTGGGATTCAAATGTAATTACGTAAACTTAAAACTTGAAATTGGATAAAAATATAATTGGACTAGATTTTTCTTTAAATAGTCCGGGAATTTGTGTCTTAAATAAAGCTTCTGCTAAATGGATTAGCTTGCATAGAACAACAAACATCATCGAAAAAATGTTGGAAAAGGGTGGAACCCCTTTTAATGTTCTAAATAAAACCCCTTTTGTCTCTATAAACATAGTTAAAAAAAAAGAATTCACAGGGGAATACCACGACAAGGAAAGACAGAAAATTTTAAATGCTATAGAATTTTCAGAAAAGATTCTTGTCCTTCTTGAACCCTATCTAGACCAAGATTGTCTTGTGGGTATGGAAGGTCTTTCTTTTGGATCAACAGGAAACTCTCTGATTGATATTTCCATGACAACTGCTTTGGTCAGAGCAGGAATAGTTAAAAAAATAAACCCAAAAAATTTCTTTGTTGTTTCTCCAACAACCCTTAAAAAATTTGCGATCAAAGGAAATGCAAAGAAGTATGAGCTTTATAATGTTTTACTAGAAAAAAAATCTAATGACACGAGGATAAAAGAAATGGCATCAATTCTAGAGGAAAACAAGAAAAATTGGGTTAAGGGATCAGGTAAAGTGGAAAATCCATGTTCGGATCTTATAGACGCCACATGGATTTGTTTTTTTATTGAAGAAAATATAGAGAAACTTTCTGCTACCTGCTCCGTATAATTATCAACAAATTAAATTTAAAACTTGAATCATTATGGAAAACAATTTTGACATCTTCAATTTAGACAATGAAGCATTTGTAAAACAGGAAGCAAAAGGAGGAAGAGAAGAGGACGAGTTTCTCTACAAACCTTATCCAGAGCTTGGAAAAGACGGAGTTTATAAATCTCTAGTGAGATTCCTTCCAAACATTGCCAATCCTAAAAAATCTAAGGTCCACCAATATTATGTTTGGCTGAAGGATCCCGTGGATGGTACAAACATGAAAGCACTTTGTCCTTCAACCGTCGGAAAAAAATCAATTTTAAAGGACATCTTTTGGAAACTTAAAAATTCCACGTCTGCCAAAGACCAAGAACTTGCTAAATCATTTTCTAGAAAAGAGGATTTTTATTCTCTTATTCAGATAGTAAAAGATCCAAATCGTCCAGATTTGGAAGGAAAAATTATGGTTTTGAAATTTGGTCGTAAAGTTAATGACCTTATCGAACAACAAATTAAACCAGAATTTGGTAATCCGTCTAATCCCTATGATCTTTTCGACGGAAAAAACTTCGGTCTTCATGTAAGAAAGGTGGGCGACTGGAACAACTACGATCTTTGTCAGTTTGTCGGGGATAAAATTCCACTTCTAATCGATGGCTCTGCTGTTAGCAAAACAGAAGATGACAGAGAAAGAATCGTAGAATACCTTAAAACTGGTCCTCAGGATTTAGACAAATATGACTACAAAGACTGGACAGAGGAAGAGAATGATAAAATCATGAAAATAATTCGTAATACAGCTCCTGACGGTCGTTTAGTTTCTGATATTATCGCAGGAGTAAACTCAGATACTAAGCAGGAAAAAACGTCGCCTTCTGATTCTTTTTTTGAAGAAGCTAAATCGTCAAGTTCGATCTCTTCTAAACCTTCTGATGGATTTTTTGAAGAATCCTCTGAATCTTCAGCACCAAAGTCTTCTGGTAAAAAAAGCTCTCCTTCTCTAGACGATCTATACAACGATCTATAATTTATTAAAAATTATGGTCATGTATGGAATCAAAAGAAGTAAGTAGTGTCTCTATAGATAAAGTTAAATCTATAGTACACAGAGCACTAGAAAAATTCTTCGGCTCGGATCCAAACAGACTTAAAATTTATCATGGTTCTGGTAGATTAAATTTTTGCTGTCCGTATTGTGGAGATTCCAGCGATCCGAAGAAAAAAAGAGGAAATCTTTATACAGACACTTTAACATTCAAATGCTATAATGGGGGATGCGGTGTTTTCAAATCATTTAATTTTTTTGTAAGGGATTTCGATTTATCAGAAATGCTAAGCACAGAGGAAATTGCAGAGATTGCAGAGATTTCCAGAAATTCGGTGACGAGAAAAAAAGTAAGAAACTCTATTGATTATTTTTTTGCTGAGAACTACAAGGACATTTTAATCTCGAGAGAATACTTTAAATCCAGATTAAAACTAACAGAGGTTAAGGGAACTTATGCTGAGAAGTGGCTTCTGGAAAGAAATCATAATCCAGATTTAAAATTTCTTTGGGATCCTTCCAGAAGAAACCTCTATTTGCTTAATCTTTCTGGAGACGAAACCCTCATACTAGGGCTTCAAATTAGACCAATAGTTAAGAAGTCCAACAGTAAATACTACACATATAAGCTTAGTGGGATTTACAAGAACCTTCTGAAAGAAACTAACCCAGAAAAAATACTCAGGGCTGAAGAGGTTGATCCTATTTCATCTGTTTTTGGCTTCTCTACTGTGGATCTGGATTCTATGATAACCACTTTTGAAGGTCCTTTAGATGCTTGGCTTTGTCCTAATTCCATTGCTCTATGCTCTATAAATAATCCTTTCCCCTTTGATGTTTCTAACAAGAGATGGTTTCTTGATTCGGATGGAGTTGGAAAAGAAAAAGCCAGAGAATTTTTGCAGAAAGGAGAGGAGGTTTTTTTATGGAATAAATTCTTGAGTGAAAACAATCTACCCGACCGGGATAAATGGGATCTGAATGACATAGTAAATTATGTCAGAAAAGAAAAAATAAAAATAAAAAGACTTGATAATTATTTTTCGTCTGAAAAGTGGGATATAATAGAAATATGAAAAACGAGCAAAAGATAAAATTTCCACTTTCTGCGGGGATAGAAGTTGATTTCCCTGATTTGGAATTTTCTGAGAATTTTCAGATAAAAGAGATAAAGGAAAAAATAGATTCTAGTGTTAGTGAAATAAGTTCCACAGAGAAAAGAAGTAAAAAAAACAAAAGTAAAAAATTAATCTAATATGGATTTTCAGAAAAAATTTGAAACAGAAAGCACGGAATGGACAGAAAAAATAAGAGTTCTTTCTGTTAGGATGAAAAATATCAGAGAGATAGCCGAGGTTCAAGTGGATCTGTATTCGAATAGACAAATTCTTTTAGAATATGTTACCAAACTGGGACAAGTCCTGGTTAAATTAAACTCTAAATACAGAAAGGATAGGGCGGAAAGACTTAAGCATTGGTCTGAAAATTCACAGATAAAATACGGAGCTAACGAAAAAACACCTTTAGTCGAAGGAGATTTGAGTGAGATAAAAGAAAGGATAGATATGGTCGACGGTCACATTTCCTTTATGAACGAAACTATAAAAACCGTAGATCACATGTTATACGGTATACGTCATAGGATTATGTTGGAAGAGTATATGAGATCCGGGGCAGTTAAAAATAATCAATAAAAATGCTCAAATTAGTAGTTAGTGATGATAACAATTGGCTGGTTCTTTTAGATTATGATGAGGAGCATGAGAAAAAACAGCTTGAAATATCATTAACTAAAAAAATTCATAACCATTATTTCCATCCTTTGGTTAAGAAAAAAATCTGGGATGGATCTATATGCTTCATAGATAAGAAATTGCCGGTGTGGAGAATTCCTATCGGTCTTTGGTCTGAGATTTATCAGATCTGTCAGAAATACAAAATAGACTTCCAGATAGATGGACTAGATAAAATTATAGATTCCTCCCTCACCCTCGAGGATTTCACACTATGGTGTGAGGAGTTCTTTAAAGGGAAAAAATTCGAACCCAGAGATTATCAGATAGAATCTGCTTGGAAAATTATTAGATTCAAACTTTCTGTCTCTGAGGTAGCAACGAGCTCAGGCAAGACACTAATTGCATTTATGGTTTTAGCATATCTGAAGAGTGTACATAATGTTAAAAAATTCTTAATGGTTGTTCCTAACACTAACTTGGTTATACAAGGTACGGAAGATTTCGAAGAGTATGGCCTAGAGGAGCTAGAAAATTGTGAACTCCAGCAAATACATGGGCAAAACAAGAAAAAGATTTCTTCTGGTTTAATGATAGGAACATTTCAATCATTAGCCAAATTGGACAATGAATTTTATGAGAATATTGAAGCAGTTTTTGTTGACGAATGTCACCAGGCCAGTTCTCAGTCAATCAAGAAAGTTGTTTCTCTTTGTAAGGATTCTAAATGGAGGTTCGGTTTATCGGGAACCCTAGCAAATAAAGGTAGCGCAGAGTATTTAACTATTCAACAATTTCTTGGGCCTTTGGTTATGGAGATTTCCCCTAAGTTTTTGTTTGATAACAAGTATGCTACACCAGTTTCGATCAAAGTGGTTAAGATGGATTGGCTGGATCCAGAAATAAAAGAAAAGCTTTCCACTTTAAAAGAAACAAAAACCGAAATAGAAGGGAATGAAATTTTCAACATAGAAAAAAAACTCGTCATAAACTCAGAAAAAAGGTTAGACTTTGTTCTGAAGTTTATTCTTAAGACCTCCAGAAATTCCCTTGTTCTTTTTCAATCTGTAGGGGAAGGTTACGGAAAAAGGTTATATGAAGGGATCAGAGAAAAAACACCAGATAAAGAGGTTTATTATATAGACGGAGATACTGATCCAGATAAGAGGGAGGTTTTCATAAAAAGAATGGAAGAGGGAACTAATAAAATTTTAGTTGCTTCTTTTGGTACCCTTTCCACTGGTATTTCTATAAAAAATATCCATAACATATTCTTAACTGAATCGTATAAATCAGAGGTTCTAATTAAACAGACCTTAGGTAGAGGTATGAGACTTCATAAGGACAAAGAGAAGGTTACGATTATAGATTTTGTTGACGATTTTTCTTTTAACGGAAAGGACAATTACCTCATGAAGCATTGCAAAGAAAGAATAGATATTTATAAAAAAGAGCACTTTGAATATAAAATATATGAGATCAAAATTTAGTTTGAGGATATATAAGAAAAATAGAGATGAAAAATATCCTTACATACGAAAGTTTTGCGTTAAACGAATCTGACACTCTTTCTCTACAAAGACATAACAAGAGGTGGTCACCGGAAAACTATTCACAAAGAGCCAATAATTACAGAGGAGTATCAGCAGATCCTGGTGTTCTTTCTAAAGTTGGAAATTTTTTTCAAAAAATGGAAGATAGGCTAAATGCCATGGCAAGCGTAGGACAAGATCTAGCACGATCCAGAAGATCTGAAAGACCTGCTTCTAAATTTAATACAGGATACGAGGTTCTTTATGGATTACCTTCGGTTGTCCCAGGAGTTCTTAAAAGAGTATTTGGCGGAACTAATTATGATTATAAGAACGTTTTCGCCAGTGAAGATAATATAGATCTTGATTTTATGAGACACACAAACGAGGAGTTTGTTAAAAATGAACTACCCAGTATCAAAAGTGAAGACCAGCTTTCTAGAAATATAGAGCAGCTTTATAAAAAAGGAAACACAAAGCCAGGTCAAAGCCCAGTTTTGGATGAAATTGTTAGGAACAGAGCTAATATTTTTTATCAATACCAACAGAACCCTGGATCCGTAACACTCGGAAAATAATAAAATAAATAACAAATTAAAAATGAAAAAATTTTCTATCGTAGTTGAACAGAAAAAACAAGAAACAGAATCTACTGAGCTAGTGAATGAGAGAAACCTTTATTTGGAGTTTTCTAAAAAATATCACAAGAAGCACGGAGTTTCTGGTCCATTTGATAAAAAATTCAAGGGGGATAAAAAGAAACAGGAGGAATATATGGGGGAGCTTGGAAAAGCTTGGTCCGAGCACAAGAAGAAAAAGGGGATGGGAGATAAAGAGAAAAACGGAAGATTTGATTTTAAAAAGAAAATGAATGAATCTAAAGCGATCGAACTTGCCTCGCAGATGATAGGAGACGGAGGAGATCCTAACTATCATTTTGTAACCATGTGTGATGATTACTATTTTGAAAAAAATGGTGAAATGGAAAAATATTCTAAAGATGTTGCCTCTGCTCCGCTGAAGATCAAAACTACTCCAGATATGGGAAAATATGTTTTTGGTCCCTTTATGAATATAGAAGAATCTAAACTTTTTGCAGAAAGCATAGAGTTAGATGAAATCAATGGACCAAGAATGGTAACTATAGAAGACAGAAAAACTGGTGATGTTTATTCAAGATTTTTGTCTTGTAAATTACAACCAGTCTGGGATGAACATATTGAAGGTGCTTCTGAATTAGAGGATCAAGAAGAACACGAAGAAGATTACGAAAATCCTTCTACTGAATACACTTACAGAGACGAACACGAAGATGAATAATATGGAGGAATTAACTCCCTTACAGAGTCAAGCCTTGTACCCTGTGTTGCAACATTACACAGGTGCTCCCATTATAGACGTTTTTTTAAAAAACGAAGTTATAAATTTTAACACTATGCTAGGAAGCGCAGGAAAAATTATGGAAGATATTAACGGAGATTGGAAAATCCTAATTGAAGACGAAATAGTTGATGTTGTAGAGAGAGACGTTTTCCAAATTCTAATAAAGCCTTCTAAAAACCAAATGCTCGGGGATTATTGGGAAAAATTAAACGAACTAGTTAACCTTCCATTGAGATATAGATCTAAAACCCTTCTTAATGGAATCATATCAGTTCTAAAAGAATATATAATCAGTTCAGATTTTAACCCAATAAAGCCAATAAAAGTTGGCTCTTTTGTAGTTCAAGATCTTAAAGGGAAAAAAACTATTATTTGCTTAAATTAATGTCTGGAATTAAACACTTAAACGAGATTTACGAAAAGAAGGGAAAGGAGTTCACTGAAAAACTTTTTTCCAGTGAATTAACGGTAACCGAAAACTTAGATGGGTCTTCTTTTTCTTTTGAAAAGGATTTCACAGGAAATAACATTTCTTTTTATAAAAAAGATCAGGATAATCCTATCACTAGAGTGGATAGGATATTGATGACTTATTACGAAAAACCCATTAACTATATAAGTTCTCTTCCTGATGAAATCAGAAACGAACTCCCTGCTGGATGGAGATTCGGTATGACTTATTTCCCCAACAATAAACCCATTAGGATTGAATATGAAAGGGTTCCTAAGAATCACCTGATATTAACTCATATTATTATCAAAGACGAGTTTGGCGATAACGTAAGATCGATTCAAAGTAAAGAGGAGTTAGAAGAATGGGCGGATAAAATAGGAGTCGAAAGACCCCCAGTTATTTTCCAAGGAAAGCTATCAGAGGACCAGAAATTAGCAGTGATGGATTTTGTAACTACCCCTTTGGCCGATCTTAAAAATAAATTTAAAACCGAAAGCTTTTCTAAATTTTTAATTAGTATATTAAACCCTAGTCTAGAATCTACCACGCTTGGTAAAGATCTGTATGGACAAATAGATTCCTTAATCTTCAGATTTAAGGGGGAAAATGGTGAGGAGGATTATCTAGCTAAGGCAGTAGATCCTATTTTTTATGAAATATCACAGGCTAAAAAACCTGCTAAGTCCTCCTATTTTCCGAACGACATTTATTCTTTAACTCTTATTGATGTGATGAATTTTATGCTAGAAATTGGGGTGGAGAATTTCACACCAGAGGGGACAGAGCCAGAAGATCGTTATATAAGTTTTGTTTTTGATGTTTTTAAAAAATTTATCGAACAGGAAGGTGAAAAATACATAAGTGCAGATTTTCAAAAACCTGAATACCTACAGTCCCCTGAATTTTCTATTAATAAAGATTTAATAGCAGATCATTCAATAGTGGATATTTTGGACGAGGAATCTTATGAGGTAATCCTTCAAATGATTCTCAATTCATTTAGAAAATATAAAAGAAAACCACATGGCTTCTTTACTGAAGGATTGATAGAACAGTTTAATCAATTAGTAGACGAAATAGCTTCTTATATTAATAGAAGGAAGAAAGAAAATATTCATGAATCTTCGGGAATCCCCTATTTTATATCATTCAAAAAATCTATTAAAAACTTTAAAGTTTTTGAAGAGAATGAAGAGAATGAAGAGATGATCGAAGAAAAAGAAGAAGAAATTCAGCTTATTCTCGAATCTATGGAATCTAAAGAAAAAGATGGGTCAGAGACTTCGGAATTTTTCTCTTTTAAGGATTTCAAAAAAGTTGTTTCTACCAACAAGGAAAGAAAAAAGATTAAAATTATAAACGAGGAAAAACAAGCCAGTAATATAGTCATAGGAAAATTTCAACCATTTAATAACGGGCACCTTAAAATGTGTACCAGGGTAAAAAAAGAAAATAATCTTCCAGTTTTTTTGTGTGTAGTCCATCCAGGAACAACATCAAAAAAATACCCATTTTCAAAGGAGCTAATTAGAAAATCTATTTCTTCATTGGTTTCAGAAAATGGTAATCTATTCTCTGGATACTGTTTTATAGAATCTCCTCTTTTAGAAGACGCTCTATCAAAAGCAAACGAAAAGGTAAACGTGTCTGCTGTTTGTGTGGGTGAATCTGGATTTGAAGATATGGTTCTTCAGAGAGAATGGATTAAGAATAAATATGATACAGGGGAAAGGGGGATAGAGATATTCAAAACCCCAGTTTGGTCAAACAATTCTGATGTCCGAAATTTCGTACAAAATTCAGATTTTCAGGGGTTTAAATCCAAGGTTCCTAAATCAATCTCTTTAATTTTCAACGAGTTTGAAAGGGAGATTAAATTAGATATATAAATCACTTAAGAAAATAAATGAGAAGGATATTAACATTTAAAACATTCGCTCTTTTTGAAGCGATTTATATAGACAAAGAAAGGGGAAGAAACGTAAATCCAGATGCTTTTAAAAAAATTAGAACTGTACTTTTCCTCCTAAACGGAACAAACCCTTGGTTTGGTGAGATTCTTGCAGACATTAAGATTACAGAAAATTCTTCTTTATCAACAATGGCAACTGATGGATTTTCTATTGCATATAATCCACAATTCGCTCTCGATCTAACAGAAGAGGAATGCCTATGGGTTTTTGCACATGAGGTTCTTCATTGTGCTTTAGGTCACTTTGCTAGAATTCCTATCGGAGCAGATGGGATAACAATTTGGAACGTAGCTACTGACTATGCAATAAATCAGATGCTGACAATACCTTCAGTTTCAGGATCAGGAGTTTCCCCAGACATGAACAACCCGGATAATGTGGGGAAAATGCCAGAGGGTGTCCTTTATCCTGGATGTGGATACATTAAAGGAGATGAAAAATTCTTAAATAAATCTGCAGAAGCAATTTACAATGAATTGGTTAAAATAGGATGGAAGCCAAAGGAGGACGAAAAAATAGGTCCACCACCTCCGCCACCACCTCCGCCAGCTCCCCCAATAGTTCCCGAAATTGGGGACGTAATCTTTGATCCAGAAAACGATACTTACGGCATTGTTACATTAGTTGACGAGGCTAACGATTCTTTGGAGTATGATCCTATTCCTAAAGATAAGGTAAAAGAATATTTAATGAAAAAAGAAGAAGAATGAAAACAAAAATATCAGGAATAAGAGTTCAGAGATGGCAACCTTCAGGCGGAGGGGGAAACGGAGATTCCTCTACCCAACCCACACCCCCACCAAAACCAGAAAATGAAGATATGTGGAGTGATCCACCAGAGCAAAGAAACCCTGACGGAACTCCAAAAGAAGAAGAGGGGGAAGGAACACAAGAGACAACAGGATCAGGAACAAAAAAAGGACCAGCATCTATTGGTGAAATCCTCCCCGCAGGTTCTCTTGGAGGAGATAAAGGAGGAAAAATAACCGCAGAAGAGAGAGCTGATGAGATGGAAAGAAAAGCTCAGAGCGATCCTGGTAATATGCCAGGTGGGGTTAAAAGAGCATTTCAGAGAATGAAAGAACCCCAAGTCGACTGGAAAACCGAACTATCTAGATATATTGACGACGCAGTTACCAAGACTAATTACACACTACCCAGCAGAAGATTTTTAGCAAGGGGAGAAGCCCAATATGGTTATAAAACCACACAAGAAGATATGGGAACAGTGGTGGTTGCCATAGACACATCAGGTTCTATTAACAGATCTATGATTGAACAATTTCTTGGAGAAGTGCAATCTATCATGGATTCATATTCTCCACAAAAACTTGTTATATTATATTGTGATACCACAGTTTATGAGCCAGACATTTTAGAACCAGGAGATAAACCAGATTTCAGTAAAATAGCAGGGGGAGGCGGAACCAATTTTTGGCCACCTTTTGAATGGGTTGAAAAAAATCTTATAGACGAAGGAACTATTCCTAGTGTGTTCATTTATTTTACAGACGGGGAAGCCAGTTTTCCAAATCCTCTTGATTACCAAATTGAAAGCTATGAGGATAAATGTATATGGGTTTTCTTGACATTTGATGGGATCCCGTATCCATACCCGCAGCCTTTTGGCGAAAGAATAGATATTGCTTTAGCTAACAAAAGCATTAAAAGAATCTAATATTTTTTTAGATATATAGCAAAGAAGAAAAATAAAAAAAAAGAAATGAAAAAAATTCAAAATTTCGAAGAATTCGTAAACGAATCTTACCTACAGGATATAGGTAAAAAAATAAGTGCTTGGTCAAAAGGCTTCAAAGACGCTCTAAAATCTGGTCTTGTTAGATTAATTAAATCCGGCCCAAAAAAGGGTAAACCAGCTTTTATTCTCTTTTCGGGGGAAGATGGATCAATCCAATCACAGGTTGATGGATTCTTTGCTGGAACCGAATGGGCTAATATGGATTCATTAACCAATCCAACACTATCAGAAGCAGAAGACAAAGACGGAGCAATTTCTTTGAACTGGCCAGTACCCGGAGATATTCCAGATGTTAATGTTGGGGAGTTAAAGGACGAGATTAAAATGAGGGTAAGAGATCTTTTTGAAACAGTAGAAATGGAAAAAGACCTACCCGAAGACGAAAGAAAAGGAGTTTTCGATGTAAAGCCCATGTTTATCTTCGGAGCTCCTGGAATAGGAAAAACACAAATCGTTTCACAGGTTTGTGACGAACTAGGTAAAGAACTATACGGAAAACCTCTTAACCTCTTCTTCATAGACGGAGAGACAGCAGAACCTGTAGACTTTGCTGGCGTCCCTTCTGTTATTAATATCGAAGAACCCTCAGTAGAATCTCCTTTCGGTATGGGAGTTACAAGAATGAACCCTTCTATTAATATGTTACCACAAGATAATGGTCCAGGTGGAATGGGAGGTATCATCTTTATTGATGAGTTAAACAGGATGCCGGATGCTGTTATTAACATCTTTATGAAATTAGCTCAGTCTAGAAGAGTTGGACAAGCTTACAAAGTTCCTGAAAAATGGTACATCATAGCAGCAGGAAACAGAAAGGTAGATGACCCAGCAAAAGTTAAAGATCTTGGTAAGGCTCTTGCAGAACGTTTTGATAAATTTAACTACGTTCCCGATATTAAATCTTTCAGAAAATACATTGAGACAGGAAGATTAAAAGATGTCGTAATTCCGGAGCTTCTTGATTTCTTGGAATTTATGCCAGGATTTTTCCATAAAATGACTCCCGGAACTAAAAAGATTGCAGCACCTACCCCAAGAGGTTGGACTGATGCTGCTTTTAACATCAGAAGACTTGAAAAAGAATCTGTAAGAAAAGGTGAGCCAATAAGTGATAAATCTTTATCACGGGCAATTTCCGCAGCAGTGGGTGCAGAAGCAGCTAACGAGTTTATTAAATTCTATAAGCTAGCTAAGCAAATCCCAGTTAAGGATATTATTCTTCCTTATACAGATCCAGAAAGAGCACCTTCTCCGATTAAATCAGGAGATCTTTCTTACACTTATGCTTTAATCGGAGCAGTAGTAAGAAAAAGCCAGGATGTTGATCTAGATGTTCCTAAGGTTTGTAATTTAATGAAATGGATTGCAAAACACACCACAGGAACCTCAGCAGATTGGGGAGCAGCAGCTTTAAGTAAATTTATTCAATTAAATCCTTGGGTTAGAAACGATGCTAAAGCAGTTCAGTGTATTGCACCAGTTGCAGATAAATTTGAAGAAGAAATAGGCATTGAACTATAATGAAGAAATTCAGCCAAATATTAGAAGGTCATAC